CAAACAAAACCAGCACTATTTTGGACCGATTACAAAAACAGATATAATCGCCGTTTTATGTCAAAAAAAGAACTTTCTGAAACACATAACACCACCACGTTGACTAAACAAAAAATGATGGAAATGTCCGGTTTTGATACAATCTACGATTGTGGGAAAATAAAATTATTGTGGAAGAAGTAATAAAAAACCCACCAATATCACTATTGGTGGGTTTTTTTCAGGTTTATATGATCAACAAGTGCTTATATAGATGCACCAGTGGCCACGATACGGATTGGGATGTGAAGAAATTCAGCAGCCCGAACCGGTTGGATTGCGATATCAATGAAAAGTTCATTTCTGTCAACAACATCTGGTGTATTATTGGATTCATCAGAAATCGTCACAAAATCGAACAATCCACGTCGAATCACCAAATCACCCAAGAACGCATCAACAACAGCTTTAAGGTTGTCGCGGGTCAATTGGTCATTAGGTTCAAATACAAAACTTAATGTATTTCTACGCAGCTGGCGTGTAATGTGCTTAAGAAGTCTTGAAACATTAACACGATCAAGCGCACTGGCTTGTAATGATGATGTTTTTTGACCCCAAATTAGAAAACCTTGGCCTGGGAAGAAAACCAATGGGTTTATATCACCAGAAGCGGCATATTGATACAATGCGTCACGTTGCCCTTGATTCAATGCAATCGGAACAAACGTTGTGGGTGTACCAAGTGTTCCAGAAACAAAACCAAGATCGGTAATTCCGGTAATTCCACCACGGCGTATTCCAGCTGGCGCAAACCACAAAAAGGATACACTATCACTAAATGCGTACGTACGAAGCGCAACACCGGATGCGGCAACAACTACATTACTTCCATCAAGATTTGATGCCAAAGCAGAAGGGTAATAATAAGCGATGTTGGTAGAACGTTGACGTTCAGTAGTAGCCGCCCAACCAGTGGCTGGATTGGTAATACCATCAGGCGTTCTATCCATTGGCGTATCAGAAATAACCAATGCTTCCTCGCCAATATCAGTAACCAAATTCAACAATTCATCAGCAACTTCATAATAATTGGGACATAGAACCAAATTATAATCAAAGTTTTCAGAACGAATATCGGTATTTGAATTCACTGAAGCTTGAAGTGCGGTTACAATACTCACACGGCGTGCCGCATCATTTGCGCCAAGACTTGTCGCATTCAAGAATTGCAAAGTAAACTTCATATCATCCGCCGCCATAAGCAAGAACGCCGAACCTTCAGTAGGCGTAAACTCACCGGGTGTGGTGCCGCCGCCCGGATATGCGGGTACGTATGTTGCCTGATTATCAGAAATGAAGTCAAACCCACCATATGTTACGCCAGTAGGCGTTGTGAACGTTGGATCAAATATCACTAACGCGGAATCTATAGCTGGGACACCGAAGAAATCCGCTTCAACACCAACAAATGAGCTTATATTAAATACATTTTCAGTCGCAGTTGCAGCAAGTTGTTGTAGCTGCGCGGATGTCACCGTGGTTGATGTTCCGGTTGGATTACCCATAGCCACGTCTTGTTCATTTAAGAAATTTTGAATTAACCCGCCCAAAAGAACTTGTGCTTGCGCAATTTTAGTATCCCATAATGCACGAATATTTATAATATCATCATTAAGATTTACATTTGCGCGGATTACAAAAGCGCGACTTCCAAGACCTAAATACTGATTTAATGCAAATAACCCATATTCGTTTCGTGCATCACCGTGATGTTGTGCGCCGGTACCAGGATCAGTAAGGAAAGAAGGTATTCCATATAATTGAGTGCTTTGACGTAATGATGTAACCGTTCGTACCACGTTAGATTCAAACGTACCCTGTGCCGGTGTTACGTTGTCTTCTTGTAATTTTTCTTCGCCTGTTGCCAAGAAAAATAACGGAACTGTGGGGGAGGCACTAGGAATGAAAAAACTTTCATCCTGTACCGTAACTGATACACCGGGGCTGACTAAATCTGGCATGACCGTAATCTCCTTAATTAAATAATTTGGTCTACTACATCACATATGTAGTTAATACTATTTATATTCAATGCCGATATATTACATATATTTAAAACTAATCAATATCAACATCATCCAACGTAAATGCCCTAGTATATTCAATGCCTTGTGAATCAAGATCAGAAATTATATCAAAATTGTTGGTTACATCTGAATTAACCGCACCAATCCTAATATTAATATCCCTTATATAATTTTGGGTCACATTTGCTGGCGCTGCTAGATATATTGGTAGTGAAAACCCCATACTTGTTTTGATTATCCGGCGTTCAGTGCCCGCTGGTACGGTTTCATTAATTGCAATATCAGTCAATTCAACCGTTGTTATTCTGGTCCAATCAAAAACATCATCAGATGTTTGAATTTGCAAAATAGGATCAAATAAAGTAAGAATTTGTTCAACTATTTGATAATTTTGGTCCTGATTACTTGAATATGCCACTAATTCAAACGCGGCGCGATATGGAACAGGCTGGCGCTGTTCAACAACACGTATATCATCTGGGAATAAACCACCGGTGGGCATGAAAGTATTTCTTCGTACCGAACCAATACCTTTGCGTAATTCAGGTGCCAAGGAAACAGTAACCAACTGAAAGGCCAACATGGGCAATCGAATAAGTTTGTTTTGTGTGTTATCCGCTTTTATATGCGAAACCACACGATCAGCACTAGCGTTTTTGATAGGAACACCAACCAAATGCGATTCAACCTCACCACGGCGGCCTACTTCAACTTGAATACCGGCAAATATTGCCGCAAATTGCACAATATATTTCCTAAGTTGGCTTGAATAGTGGTAATTATCTAAAACCTTGTCTGACATTTCAAAAGTCCTTGTTTGTTTTATTCACAATCATCGTCAATTTTGTCACGAGTTCTTGTTATTTCATGATTTGGTACCGCATTCGGGCTTCTAATAAATTCACGAAGAATCGGCTTACTGGTATTAAAGGCTTGACGTAAGTCAGATTCAAGGAATATCCACCGTGTTTTTGCGACGGAATAACGGTGTAAACGCGTTGGTATATCTTCCGCAGTACCACTGAAGGTTAACCGATGATAGTCGTTAGGATTCGGTGTAGCCGGGAAAGTATCACCTTCAGTAAATGGTGCATTATTTGGTGGTATTCCATCTTCAACATACAATCCTGTTTGATTTAACCCAATTCTTTGTAAATTATCTAATCCTTGATCACTTGCTGCTTGTAATTCATCTTCTTCCCACGCGCGAATAGTACTGGAGCCTTCCGCACCGCGCTGTGGTACGTTATCATGTGCTTCAGCTTCTATTGTTTGTGAAACATCAAAATAATCTTGGTAAATTGTGCTATTCCCATCTTGACCTTCCACTAAGCCGGTGGTATCACCATCGGGTGTGGTTTCGCCCAAATCCCCAAAAATATCTTGGGTTTCCTGTGAAACAAACGCAGGCGCAGCAATAAGCCGTAGCATTGTTGGCCTCCAACCAGGGGTATATCCTTCAACGGACCATGAAATATCGGTGATTTCTAACCATTTTAAAATAGGTTGTAATGTAGGTGAAAATTGTGCTTCTGATGGAATTTCGATAATATCACCAATAACAAAAGGTCTTCCCAATGCGGCAACTGTTCCAGAAAAATTAACAGTTATGTACATGCTTAACGACGGTACTTCAACACCAAATATTGATGTGTCAATTACATTATCCGTTAGATCATAATGCCCTTTTATTATTATTGCTTCTTGATTATAGTCACGATCCCTATTTTCAAGAAATACCTTATCTTGAATATTACTAATATCAGTGGCGGCGGCATTGTTAAATAGTTGTAAAGCACTAACACCCCAAACATCATTTGCGGCAATACCATTAAAGTCAAGTGGGCGTAGCCGCCAATACCGCGAAGGTACCGAGTCTTGAAGGTGTATTGTGTTTAAACAATCATCATCTGGCAACAATACAATAGAAACACCGCGCCAGCGTAACCCATCATCGGACCGTTCTACCCGTGCGCGGGTGACCCGGCGTGTACTATCAGAACTTTGTTTAATCACAATAGATGTAATATGCTTAAAAATACTTGTATCAATACCATACGAATCACGGGAATCGTCATTTGTTCTTATTGATCCAAAATCATATCCAATATACCCTGATGCCGTTACCCCTGCACCCCTTTGGATTGATCTCCATTCAGTGATAAAAACATCAAACGCATTTAAACTTGGAAAAGTAGGAAGGTCGCCACTGGAAATTGGGGAGCCACGGCCGGTACAATCAACCAATAGGCTTTGTTCATGTACGCCCAATAGCTTATATACATTAAAGGTTGCGCCGCCAATTTGAAGTGATTCATTAACAAGTGAATCAATAAAATCATGACCCCTATTTTCTGTTAATTGAAAAGGTCTGCATCTAAAGTCTGTTGGCGCGGGGAATCCAGTGGTGCGGCCTGCAAGCGCGGGGGGACATGGTGAATTTGTATTAGTTACAGGCGTAGGCGTAGTACCATCCGGTTCTAAATTAAAATTAGGACCGGATGTTCCAGTGCATGAACCTGAAAAACCATTACAATCATTCGTCATTCGATATTATCTTCCTCTATGAATATCGTCGTATTCATTGGTGGCTGGTCTTTCGCCAGTATCACCACGAACAGAAAAATCAAAATCATCATCAAGCGGCATATTATCAACAACATCATGGTCATGATCGTCGGCAGGCATTTCATCATTTTGCGCGATTAATGATGCAACTAGTGCATAAAACGCTTTGCGCATACCTTGTAAATCCATATTATTATCAGATGC